CAGGTTATGGATGTAATTTGGCAGGTATTGTAGATGACCCTATTAAGAATATGGCAGACGCAATGAGCCCAAATCAGTTAGAGGTGGTTTGGGATTGGTATTACTCTACGCAAAAGACCAGATATGAAAGCAATCCAGATACAGGTGTTGAATGTCCTACCATTGTTATTTCTACTATGTGGAGTAAAGGTGATTTAATTAACAGATTGATAGATCTGGAAGGAACTGTAGAAGAAGGTGGATTATGGACTTTTGTTTCTTATCCTGCTTTGAATGATAATGATGAATCCAGTTGTGAAGCTATGATGTCAACTGAAAAACTGCATACCTTAAGAGATGAATATTATGTTGCAGGAGAAGAGTTCATTTGGGAAACTATGTATATGAATAAGGTAGTGCAGAAATATGGTGCTTTATTTCCCAAATCATCTCTTTGCTTCTTAGACCAAGAACTGTTTCCTAAAGATTATGATGCCATTATAGGTTGGTGTGATCCAGCAGATAAGGGAACTAACTGGACTTGTTCGGTTATTATAGGTATTAAAAATGGTTTAGCTTATATCTTGGATATTATTTATACCAGAAAGAGTTATGAATATTATAAACCATTGTTAGTAGAACAAATAATTAAGTTCTTACCTAACTATTATGTTGTTGAATCTAATAAAGATGGTAGAATAATAGCAGTAGAAATCAGGCAAGAAGTTGGTAAAATACTGGATAATATGAGATTAGAGAGACCTGATAAGGTCTTTGAAGTTACTATTGGGACAAAAGTTCAGTCCAAAAATAAAGAGTTAAGGATAATGTTAAATTCTAACCTAATTAAGACTATGTTCATCTTTCCCAGATTGTCCTATAATAACAACTTTTATGGTATGTTTATAAAAGACTTGACAGAATATCTGGCAGAAGGGAACAATGAGTTTGATGACGCACCAGATACATTGGCAGGTTTGGCAAGTTTGATTAAACCCAAGAATAGTGCATTAGTGGAGGTTATAAATGCCAGATAACAATATACAGAGCATACCAGATAAGGTATATATCTTTAATACGGCTAAGAGAGATATATTACCTGCAAGTGCAGCTATACCATTGGAAGCTAAGAATGCTTTAACCCAATATGGTTGTGTTATACCTCCCATAGATAGAGCATTTTTGCCTATGTTAGAGGCATTAGACCCAACTCATAAGAGTTCCATTGATGTTAAGAGCATTGCCACTTCTCAAAAGGGATATAAATGCAGTTCCAATAATAGAAAATTAAATACCTTTTTACATAAACCCAATTATGATAGTTTCAAGACCTTTCAAGATATCGTAGATGCTTTTACTTATGAGTTTTATGTTTATGATGAAGCCTATTTGGAGTTGATTAGGATAGCAGATAGAGTTAGTATCTTTAATACACCTGTCAGGTATGTCTATGTTAAAGTCAATAAACAAGGCAGAATTGATAAATATTGTTATGTTACCGATGATGGAGAAGTAGTAGAATTTGAGCCTTATAATGGTGGTGAATTGAAGAATGGAGTTAGATACTTGGTAGGTATGCGTAACTATAATACTGCTTCTTATTTTTATGGTTATCCTGCTTATATGTCAGCATTGGAAGCAATGTTGGAGAATAGTTATATTCGCAGGTATGGGACTACTTTCTTCAATAATAATGCTACACCTGATAAGGCTTTAATCTTAAAAGGAACACTTATGTCTAAAGAGAATAAAGAAAGTATTAAGAACTATATGACAGATAACTATAAGGGTATTGATAATGCTCATAGATTATTGATAATTACTTTAGACGATGAAGGCTCAGAAGCAGATTTTGTAGATATTTCTTCTTCTTTCAATAGTAGCTTTTTGGAAGAATATCGGAAGAATAGAGATGAGATTATTACCGTTCATCAGATACCACCTAAGCTTATGGGTATAACAGTAGCTTCAGGTCTATCTACAGGAACAGAAACTATAGGAAGTTTAAGGGATTTTGTAGAGAGAACTATTGCACCAAGACAGAATAAGATTTCCAATTTCTTTTCTACTCTTTTGAGTGAGATCTTTGCTTTAGATGTTAAGTTCAGTTTATTACAGGTAGATACTACCAATGATAAGGATGACGCTATTATCAATAACATTTATGCCAATATTGTGGATGATGAAGGTAAACCTGTTAAAACTGTAACAGAGATTAGAGCAGAGAAGGGTTATCCTGTTAAACCTGAAGGTGCTTTACACGGAAATAATAACAAAAAAGCTCCCAATGCAGGTTCAGTTCCAGGTCAGAATACCTATGAACATCCCAATGATATAGATTCAGCCAGAGGGAGGTAAAGATGGCTATTAGACGAAGAAAACTTAAGAACTTAAAGGTAGAATATATCTCTTATGTAGATAAGGCTGCCAATTTAAGATCTTTTTACTTGACAAAGAATTATGAAGAGGAAAAGCATAAACCTGACTTTCAGATGAATGTTAAGCTTATCTGTAATGCTGACAATGCAGAGAAAAAGGTTTATGGTATTGTTTATGCACCTAATACTGTAGATGCACACGGAGATTGGACTGATGAAAAGACCTTAGAGAAAGCAGCTCATCAGTTTATGTTGGATTATCAGAAAATTGATAGTATGCACAACTTAGAGGAAGGTGCAGGTAAAATAATTGAGAGTTTCATTGCTCCTGCAGATTTTGTAGTCAATAATGAAACCATAACTAAAGGAACTTGGGTAATTGCTACTCAGGCTACTGATGAGGTTTGGGAAAGAATTAAAAAAGGAGAGCTTACAGGTTATTCCTTATATGGAACTGCCGAAGCTGAATATGAAAAGATGAATCTTTTGGAGATTATAAAAGCTTTGCTGCAAGGCAAAACATTAACTATAGAAAATCCAATGGAGGTAACAATGGATGAAGAACTGAAAAAAGCTTTGACAAATTTGTTAGAGCTGTCAGAAACAGTTAAAAAGATGGATGGTAACATCGCATCTATGCAAGAAGTATTGGCAAAAGGTAAGGATGTTTTGGATAAGTTTGCCGATCTTAAGGTAGAAGAGATTGAGAAATCTTTTAATACTAAGATTGATGAGAAACTGGTAGAACTCAATAAGAAACTGGATAGCATTATTGAGGCAATTTCTACCGATACAACTGCCAAAACTGCTAACAATAAGCAGGATGAAGTAACTGCTTATAAGAGTTCCATTCTATAGGAGAAAAAATGGGAGAAGAGTTAATTCAACAGTTAATTAAGGCACTTGATAGTGCAATGCCTAAAAGACGGAATGTGGCTAAGAATTATGTTAATCCTTTGGCTGCAATGATGTTAGAACAGGCAGGTTATCAGGTAAAGTTGAGAGACGGAACTATCTGGAAAAACGAATATGACACCAATTATGGTTTTGCTGAGTTTACCAGAGCAAGACATCTACAAGGCTTGGAAGCTAAGGAAAGTATGTTGCTTATCAATTCCCAGTCTTGGTTTTTGGACAGGTATAATAAGCTAACAGGAGATTCCAGTATTATTCCAATGGATTTCTGGACAGGTATTCCTGAACAGTTAACCGATACTCAACGCATAACTTCTACACCTCAAGATAATGCCAATGTAGTAGCCTCTCGTAATAAATGGGCTAATATGTTTGGTGACGAGGTCTATGTTCATCATTTGGAGAGACAAGTAGATCTGCCTATTGAGGTTATTCGTCAATATTTGTATGACCCAGACTTTGAAGCAAGAGTAGAGAAAATCTTTGGTAATGAGATTGCCAATGATTTGGTCAGACTTGCTGTTAATGGTAATGATGTCAGTTTTGCTTCTAGAGATTTCTATAAACTCCTGAAAAGCTATGCTACTTTATTGAAAGAAGCAAAAGGAACTAAGACCTTAGTTTCTGGAGTTAGCAGATTTGTGGGAAAACACGGTAATCTGATTACACCTGTAAAGGTAAATGCACCTGCTATCAGGTTTATAGATCCCTTCTCAGATGATTTCTCTGCAGATACTTCTGATAATTATACTGCTTCTGCAGGTGCTTTAGCTGTATCAGGAGGAAAACTTAAATGGACAGGATCAGCTTGGACAGGTGGAACTGTCAGATATAACAATGTTATACCTGTGTTAATGAATACCAACTATGTAGCCAGTATTTATATTGCACCTGGAGCTACCAGTAGCTGTTATATTACTATAAAAGATCCTGCTGGTAATACCATTGCAGTTTCCAATACTGACTCTATAGGAACAGGTGGTGGAACTATTCAAGTAGCCTTCAATTCCTATAATAACTTAGGTGTAGTATTTAATGTTACTTGCACTCAATCTTCTGGAGATACTGACTATGAATTGGATAATGTCTCTATTAAGCGTAGTGTAAATAAGTTTGAACCTTATGATTTGCTGAATATTTTGGATGTAATGATAGACCATTATAATCCTGAATATGAAGTTGCAGATGATGAACTGGCATTCTTGGTTAGCAAAGAAGATGCTTCTTTAATTGCTAAAGGTTTGAGAATACCTGTCTATGTAACAGATAAAGGTCAACTTATTCCTATGGCTACAGAGACCAGAGAAAGTAGAAATGTAGAAACTCAAGGTGCTATACAGTATCGTGGTTATCCTATTGTAGTAGTTCCTTATGCCAAGAGTTTGAATAAAGGTGGTTTCATTATCTTTGGTGCTGATAAAGCAGAGTATAGAATTGCCATTCAAACCTTATTCTCTTATAATCGGGTTTATAATCCCAGAATGGAGAAAGGTGGAGAAGGTTATCAATATACTTACCACTTCTATCAGTCTTATGGTATTCGTAATCCAGGTAAGTTTGTTATAGCTGAAGGCATTGGTAGTTCTCTTGCTTGTGAAGATTTAATCTTTGCTACCAGTAAAGACCTGATTGGTAGTAGAATAGGTTCAAGTGCTTCTGCTGTTACCATAGATAAGAGCAATTTGGCAGCTGCAGGTGCAGAAGGAGCTTTTGTCTTTTGTGATACTCCAGGTGCAGAAATCTTTTATTCTGCTACTTCTGGCGATCTGGATACTTATGCTTTAGCTTCTGCTCAAACTCCTGCTGAAGGTGTAGATTTTGCCAGTTTGGATAATAGCACTTATTATGTTAGAGCATTTCTGGATGGTGTAACTCTACCTTCCACTAAGATGACTGTTACAGTTGAGGCTTAAGGAGATAAATAATGGCTAATACAACTAAGAAA